TGCTTCGGATTGACTACCAGCTCACCGTTCGCACCTCTGTCATAGCCGAGGAACCGGTTAAATGGAATCGTGACCTTGCCGTCTGCAAAGCGCTTTCTCTGTCCCCATGTGCAGTTCTCTGAAATGCTGCGGCTTTCCTCCTGCGCCAGCGAGCTCATGATCGTGATGAGCAGCTCGCCCTTACCATCGAAAGTCCAGATGTTTTCCTTCTCAAAATAGCACTCCACGCCATGTTCTTTGAGCGTCCGGATGGTCGTCAGGCTGTCCACGGTGTTCCGGGCAAAGCGGCTGACGCTCTTGGTAACAATGAGATCGATCTCTCCGGCCAGAGCGTCGGCGACCATTTTCTTGAAGCCCTCGCGGTGCTTGGTGCTGGTGCCGGTTATGCCTTCGTCGGTGTACACGTCCACGAACTCCCAATCATCCCGGCTCTTGATGTAATTGGTGTAGTAGTCGATCTGCGCCTCGTAGCTCGTGAACTGGTCGTCGTGATCCGTGGAGACGCGGGCGTATCCTGCCACCCGGCGCTTCTTATTCTCCGTAATGGGAGAAGCGGTAAAGCGCGTCAGCGTGGCCGGGATTGTTTTTACTTTTTTGCCTTGGTTGATGCCCAATATTTCTCACTCCTTATCTTCTTCATGGTTTCGCTCATTTTCTGCCTGCGTTCCTCGGTGAAGCTGGCCTTGATGGCCTCGACCTGCTTTTCCCTGCGCTCCGGTGTCCATCCCGGCATCCGGCGCTTGGTGCTGTAGGTCATGGCCTCCTCATGGCCGTCGTAGAAGCAGAAGGTAATGTGGCCACCCGGTGAGATGGAAACGTGGTCGATTTTCTCTTTGAAAAGCTCCTCGTCCAGCGTCTCAAGGCCGAGCGCCTTCGCGGAAAGCTCCCGGAGCGTATCCTCGTGGATGCAGTTGTTGCTGCAGGTGTTCGTGGTAGCACAGGCGTAAAGGTGGTACTTCTCGCCAGTGGACTTCTTCCGGGTCTGCCTACGGTAGTTATTGCCACACTCGGCGCATTTGAGCTTTGCCGTGAAGCAGGATACATCGTCACGCTTAATGGCGTGGTTCCTGCGGTAGGCCGAGGCCTTATTCCGGGCTTCCTCTGTCCATGCATCCTTCTTGGCAGTGCTTACCCATGTGAGGGTTTTGAGCGTGCCGTCTGTCATGTGGAAATTGAGGATACCCTGCTCCGGAATGGTTATGACCTCGATCTGCTTTGCGAAGGCATCCTCGTCAAATTCCTCAAGGCCGAGTGCCTCCGCGCATTTTTGCCGGAGTATGTACTCCGGGATCTCCATCGCCTTGCACTCGCCGTTTTTCTTTTTGCTGGAACCGCATACCCAGCCGACCAGCTGATCGCCGAGCTGTGTCATTTTTGCCCGGTTCTTTCTGGTGTTCCGGACGTAGCTCTTGCCGCATTTCTCACACTTGAGCTTTGCCGTGAAGCAGGTGATGTTCAGGCTCTTGTTGGCAAAAGCTCCAAGCTCCCTGCGTCGTGCCATCTCGTCCTGCACATATTGGAAGGTCTCCATCGGGATAATGGCCTCGTGGGTGTTCTCCACGTAGTACTGCGGCAGCTCGCCGTGGTTTTTCTTGCGCTTCTTGGAAATCGGGTCTGCGATGTATTCCTTCTGCAGGAGCATGTTCCCGGTGTAGGTAATGTTGGAAAGCACGACCTTGATGTTGGAATCCACCCAGCGGCAGCCGTCCCTCGTGGTGATGCCTTCGGCGGCAAACTCGCGCTCCGTTTCGAGGCGGGACTTCCCATCAAGGAAGTTCTGGTAGATGCGCTTTACGATGACAGCCTCCTCCGGGACAATGACCAGCTGATCGCCTTCCCAGCGGTAGCCGTACACCCGGAAGTGTCCGTTCGGAGTGCCTTGCTCCATGCGCTTGCGGACTCCCCATTTCACATTGTTGCTGATGCTTTCCGATTCCGACTGTGCGAAGGAAGCGAGGAGCGTCAGCATGACCTCACCGTCGCCGGAGAGACTGTCGATGTTCTCCTTTTCAAACCGGACGCTGATGCCCAGCTCCTTTAAGTGTCGGACGGTCTTTAAGAGGTCTACGGTGTTCCGGGCAAATCTTGATATGCTCTTAGTGAGCACAATATCGATCTTTCCGGCCTCGCAGTCTGCAATCAGGCGCTGGAACTCATCGCGCTTCTTGGCGATGGTGCCGGTTATGGCCTCGTCAGCATAGACGCCGACATATTCCCACTCCGGGTTGTTCTGAATAAGCTCCGAATAGTAGCTGATCTGGGAGGAGAGGGAATGGTGGAGCCGTTCTGTTTCCATTGACACGCGGGCGTAGGCTGCGACCTTTTTTCTGGTCGGAAGCGCCGGTATCTGCGGCTCTATTTTCGTGATCTTCGCCATTTGAATCACTCCTTTCCAGCTACTATACATCACTCTAAAAGCCTTATTTATCAAGCGTTTTCGGAAAATAATGTGCCGAATATCGGCTGGTATTTCTCCCGCATTTTTGTATCAATTATGGCGTACTGCTCCTCGGTGATAAGGCCGTCCTTGAGCATGGTCTGAAACATATTCATGCTGGCCTGATAGAGCTTTTCCCGCTCGAACTGATCCTCATCCATGACTGCCACCTCCGAATCGCCCGGTGATGTAACAGGAATGTGAACAGTACTTGCGGCTCTTATTTCCATAGGCAGTGAAGGGCTTTCCACAGCAGGCACAGGTAAAGGTGTACACAGCCTTTCGGTTGACGGCTTCCGGATGGGAGTTCCACCAGCTTTGGCAGCACTCGTCGGAGCAGAACTTGACCTGCTTCCTGCCGGGCACCTGCACGATGGGCTTTCCGCAGTTTTTGCAGCAGCCGACCTCCGGCTTGTCTGCTTGAGCCACGGTTCCTTTCTCACCTTCGAGGCCGTTCCTATGGCAGTAGGACACCACCTGATTTTTCGTAAGGCCGAGGGCATTCGCTATATTGGCATAACCGAATCCGGCGCTGCGGAGCTCGGCGATTTTTATCTTCTGATCACTGGTCATGATGCTTTCACCTCCAGTTTCCACTGGAGATTTGGAGCCATTTTGAGCGGAGGATTTTTTACAGAAACGAAAAAAGCCTGCGGGCATTCCGAAGAACACTCGCAGGCATAGCTGATTGGATATTTATTTTACTCTGATCTTCCAGCCGGTCAGGATGAGGTTGACGTTCTTGATGAGCGTGGGATTGAGCTTCTGGATCGCAGAAACCGTGGTGCTATATTTCTTTGCGATCCCGGAGAGGGTATCGCCGCTTTTCACGGTGTAGTAGACCGGAGAGGCTTCCTGCTTTTTCACCAGAGCATTGACCTTGGCCTGTACGGCAGAATAATCATACCCGGCAACGGTGAGGCGGTTCTTGCGGTCGGTGCCGTTTCCCCATTTGCCTTCCAGCACTTCCTTGGCAAGCTCGTCCACAGTCTTTGTCGGAGTGACCGGAGTGGGAGCAGCAGAACCACTGTATTTCGGCACGCCATAGCCACGGATGTATTTGGCGTTCACCTGCAGCGTGCGCCTTCCGACCGCATCGTTCTTGTTTCCTTCAATGACTGTGATGGTGCTGCCGGAGACCGTTTCCACGATTCCGACATGATCCGGCCAGCCGGTATTGTCTCCGGAATCGGAATCCTGCCAGTCATAGAAGATGACATCGCCGGGAGACGGAACATAGGCATCGTTTTCGATCCACTCGCCGAGCTTCTGGAAAAGGACGATCATCTGCCCGCAGCCACACTCTGTCGGAAGAATATCCGTCAGGCTGCATTTGATGGCGACCGCAGAAACGAAGGTGGCGCACCATGCGTCCGTATAAGTGACCGCATAGCCTCTGGCGAGAGGCTTGTGGCTGTTATACACGTCGATGATTTCCTTATGGCTGTCGTCGGATTCCTTCTTCCCAAGCCATGCTCTGGCCTGAGCGACGATCCTGTCTCTATCCGAGCTTGCCGCAGGTGCAGGCGTGCTTTCCTTTGTGTATCCGTTGAAGCCGCCGGATTTGATGATGGACGGATAATCGATATAGCCGTAGTCCAGATCCACGTTGCCACTGATACCGTCCACAGAGCCCTTGGAGGAATACTGCCAGATGCCGTAGTCTCCCTTATAGCTGCACTTGCTGGCATACTGCGCTACCCAGTGCGCGTAGGGTGTGAGCTTGGAGTCATCCATTCGCTCCTTGAAGCCGGAAACAGCTGAGCCATAGATACCGACAAAGTATCCAGCATCCTCCATCGTCTCGCAGAAAGCGATGGTGGCCTCCGTAATACCGGCCTTGGCAGAAGCGGGCTGTGCCTCGTTGTCCATGTAGACCGGGTATTCCAGCTGCTTGCTCTTGAGGATCTGCAGGAAGCGTTCTGCATCTGCTTTTCCGGCAGCAGCGGTCACGCAGTCCTTGCCCACGAAGTAGTAAGCGCCGATGGGAATACCGGCAGACTTCGCGCCTTTGTAATTTGCTTCCCACTTGCTGTCCGTATAGGTGCCAGCGTCGGAGCCGCCAGCCTTGATGATGGCAAACTGGATGCCAGCGGCTTTTACCTTGTTCCAGTCAATCGTTCCCTGCCAGTGGGATACGTCGATTCCTTTTGTAGTCATGTTACCTGTCCTCCTTTATATCCTTGGTCTCGCGGTCGTGGAGCTGCTCTAAAACATCTCTCAGCTTGTCCGGAACCGGCAGGCCAAGATGGACGCTGTTTTCCACGAGGGAAAGGCCTTCATTCGAGATGTAGAAAAAGATGATGGCCGTCCGAAGCACGCCTGCATGGTCGAGCACATAGATGTCGAGCGCGTTTGCGATGCCGACCAGAATGAAGATCAGCGCCTTGCGGCAGATGCCCTTGAAGCCGACCGCCGAGGAGAGCTTCTTATCTGCCACGGCGCACATGACGCCGGTGATGTAGTCCGTGACGACGAAGAGAATGAGCGCAATCATCAGGCCGTCGCAGCCGCCAAGGAACCAGCCGAGCCAGCCTCCGATGGCAGCAAAGACAAATTGAATGGTGTTCCAGAATTCTTTCATGTTGTGATTCCTCCTTTTCTGGGCATGAAAAAGGCGGCCTCCTGATGAGAGAAGGTCGCCCGGTAGCTTTGAGCCGTATATCCGTTACGACTCTGTTTCAGTGAGCGTATATGTGACTTTCATGGTCTTGTCTGCCGTCTTTATAACAGGCGTGGCCAGATTGTTGATGGTGGCGAGATAAGGCGTGTACAGATATAGCTCTTTGGTGAAGTAATAGCCGCTGTAGGATTGGTAAAATTCCTGAAAGGCATAGGTCTTGTAACGTGCCATATGCCTCTTTCCCCAGCGGTTATAATTCTGCTGCGTCTGATAGCCTACATACAGCTTCGGCTCCCCGTTATAGAAATACCAGCCGCTTATCACAACATCGTCATCAATCGTGAAGGTGTATTGATAGGAGCTGTTGTAGGTAATGTTTGTCACGACTTCGAGGTTTGCCACGCTGGTGGTGTCAAGCCTGTATACCGTAGTTCCAATGGCAAACATCAGCCATTTTCCGCTCATGCCGATATTGCTTATCGTGCTTGTCTCATCCGGAATGGCCACCTTCTGCGAGGTACATCTGTCGCCGGAAATCTTATCGAGATACCATTCGTAGCTGGTGTGGTCATATCTCTCTGTGCTGGATTGTGGATCTCGGATAGTGCGGATTTCTCTCCGGCAAAGGCCATACCAGTTTCCGTCTGCCGCGTGAAAGAGATAGCAGAAAACATTCGTGTTATTGTTTGTGGGATCGTCGGTATTATCCTTGCTGCCACCTACGTAGTGAATCCAATAGGGATAGTGGTTCAGCTCGACATAGGTTTCTTCCTCGGCCTCTATCGCGACCAGACCATAGGTTCTCTGCATGAGCCTTGCATGGATATAGTCCTCCGGTACCTTCCGGATTGTGGCAGATGTGGAATTATTGATCGTGACACATTCCAGCCGGTATCCGTCTCCAATATATGGCCGTTGATTATCCAGATAGCTGTATTTATCCTCGTCGGTAATTGTAATCCCGCTTTTTACGGTATCTGATTTTATCCGGACAAAATAGTCGCTGGTCTCCTGCACGCCTTTACCTGCCAGAGTATTGGTAAGGCAGATGGCCGAGATGGTGCCGTTTCCCTGAGAAGTGGCGAAGTCCCAGACGTACTTAAAGCCGCCGTCTATTTCCTTGCTTTCGGTCAGGTTCCGGCTGCCTCGTTTGACATCTGTTGTATCGTTGGCATCGTCAGAGGCATATCCTATCAGCGGGTTGTCCAGCGGAGCATAAATCAGGCTGGGGTCTTCCTCAAGCTCATCCTGATAAAGCAGGATGCCGCCAGTCAGGTTCTTGTAGATTGGCAGAAGCCAGTTTTCTCCATTTGCGCCGTTAAAGCTCGTGTTGTTAAACAGGACCCCCTGAATATTCGTAGCAAGGACATCCGCCACAGCCTCGGTCACGAGGTTCTCATCCTCATAGATTTCCTTTTTGCCCGTGTGGATGTCCGTGAGCTCTATAATGCTTTTTCCTTTGAGCATACTCATTCCTCCGTGTTCAGATAATCTGTGGTGATCGACTTCACATACCCGTTTTCTCCGCTGATCACAAAGCGGTATTTAAGCTGCCCGGTGATGGCCTTTTCCGACCATGCGTCCGTGGAGATTGATTCCAGCTGCGCCTTGGACATGCCGGAGTCCTCCTCCGAGAGCCTTGCCCACGCCGATCCTATATAAGTCCACCAGCTTTCTCCCGCGTCAAAGGAGACGGCAAAGAGCGCGTTATCATCACAGTCTGCCGTGACCTTCTCAATGCCGAGAATCGTGGAGTCGGACATATCGATGTTCTCCGAGTAGACGACCTGTGGCTTCGGAATGCCTGTATAGCTCGCCGTGAAAGGCGGGAATCTGTTCTGCGAATCGTGCCAGTAAAGGATCGTCGGGTCTGTGAGCGTAAGGAGCAGCGCACCGTCCGGAATATCCTGCACGCCGTAGGTTTCAAAGACCTCTGCGGTCAGTTCCGTTTCCGCGAGCTTTAAAAGGGCAGCCTCCTCCACGGTGTAAAGGTCGCCGTTCGCGTCCGTTATGAGATACCTCCGGTTGTACGGGTCGAGTAGAGCCGGAAGCTCTGAGGACAATACGAAGGCCGTCCCGGTATCATCCTGATGCAGGAAGGTAACCGTCCCTCCGGCAGCAGGCGTGAAGGCGATGTTCCCAGAGCCGGTCACGAGGGTACATTCTCCAAGGTAGGAGGCGTTCGTAGGTACAAACTCAAAGGAAAGGACGATGTCTCCGGTATCAAGCAGCAGCAGATCCCAGACGAGCTTTACGTCATCGGTTTTCAGGTTGTACTGCGAATATCCCTCCCAGCGGATGCGCAGGAATTTGTAGTAGTTGTAGAGCGTCCCTTCCTCCCGGCGGATCGTCCAGCTCATGGCATCACGCCGGTGGACTTTGACCTGCTCCGCATTCGTGCCGATGCCCATCCATGAATTTCCATTGGCGTAGATATTTTCTGCGGCCACGGATTTATAGGTAAACCAGCTGACACCGGGAACCGTGTCTGTTCCGCTGTCGTTGCCGACATTGTTGCGGATATAGGTCATGTTGTCGGTGCTTTCCAGAAGCTCCTTAAAAGAAATATAATCAGCCAATTTGCACCTCCAGTTCTTCTATCGTGTCAAAGGCGGCAAGGTCAAGCGGATAGACGGCAAGGCTGCCACGGTCAATCTCTGTGACCTCGCCCTCGATGGTTTCTTCGTATTTCGTTTTCAGCTTCAGAGCGTCATCGGAAAATACGGTATAGCACGTCCCCGTGACCATCTTTGCGGGGAGCACGCTGCCGTTGATAAAGGGCTCAGTTATAAACGGGTGGATCACAAGCCCGGTCAGCGACTCAAAGTCCGCCGTGGGAATCGTCAGGGAATCCATCCTGCCACGGTCAAGGCTCCGCTCTGTGCCGCCGGAAATCTCGAAGGACTTCTGCAGGGCAAACTGCGTATCGTCCGTCACATATACCTTACTGTAGGTCATTTTCTTCTTGTCGCTCACATCCACGAGGTCATGGACAATCGGCGCAAAGACGCGCAGGTTATCCGCAATGGAGTAAAGCGGCATGCCGGACAGTAGGAGCTGTGAAATCGTATCGGAGGCTCCGGTCGGTTCCGGTATATGGAAAAGCGTCTCCACGGTACCTTCCAGAGAAAGGTGCTGCAGGCCGGAAAGCAGGAGCGGGATATAGTTGTCGCTTGCCTCGATGTGTCCGTCCCATCTGTCCTGCGCTCCCAAGCCCTGACCGGTGATGGAGGCGATGATGTTCTGCGCATTGATGGTAGCGCTGCCCGGCGCGATGGAAATCCAGACCGCAAAGGTGTGCAGCGTCTTTTCTGCCATTGAGAGCAGCGGGTAAAACAGGTTCAGGATATGAGCGCCGGTGTGCCACGTTTCGGTCGGGTGGAATTCCTCCACCTCATGGCCGTCCACGACATAGCCGACCGTAATAACAGACTGCCCGTCCTCCTCCCATTCCACAGGGACGGTGACCGTGGTCTCCAGTTCCTTATCGTTTGTAACGGTCTCGCCGGATTCCTCATCGGTGGTCTCCTCCGGGAGAATGGTCGTGCCGGAGCCCTCCGCCGTAACGGAGCGATCCACAGAGGGAGCCGCCACATTCAAAAGAACCGCGCCTTTGAACTCGCAGTCTGTCTCTTCCTGCGTAGCAAATTCGATGCTTACGATGGTGACCTTCTCCTCGCCGAGGTTGTATGGCATGGCGTTCGTATAGGAATAGGTCGCCATCTTCGTACTCTCGACAGAATTGATAAGCCCTGTGATGTCCTTGTCGTTCTTGCTCTTTGCCTCTGCGAGGCGCGGATTCTTGCCGACACACTTTAAGGCGCATTTGCCGTTGATCTTCGTCGTGATGGAGGTGATCGTCGCCATCTGGTTTTCGTCTGCCTGTCCGCCGGTAAAGGTGAGCACGTCTCCCGGCTCCAAGGCTGGATCGCCGATGGTCTCGGAATCAAATGGTACATACCTTATGACCGCGATGGCATTCAGGATATTGGTAAGAATCCGGCTGCGGGTCTCGTCAAGGCCGAACTGCAGCAGCGGGTTTGTTTCCAGATTCATGGTCAGGCCGTCATCCGGGTCGAGGGCGTAGTATTCCGCTGTATTCGTGCGCCGGTTGGTGGAGCTGATGGCCGTATACCTTGTCACAAAATCCGAGAAGCTGCTGGAATAGCGGTGGGTGTTATTCACCGTGCAGATCGGAGTCTCCCCATATTGCACCAGCTGCAGCTTTCCCTCCCGATTGATGAAGGCAAAGGAGCAGAGCGCCTGCGCGAGGTAATGCAAGAGGTCACGCCACGTCTCGATATCATTTTCCGGGTAGACGCCGAGAAGCTCTGTGCCGTTTGGCATGGCTTCGATCTCCTCCTGTGTGTGGGAAAGCTCCACGCCGCAGGTGGTACACATGATATTCAAAAAGTCATACGGATAGCCGCTGGACTGTGCTTCGTTGTAATCCGCGTCAAAATTCAGCATGGCGTCGTATGCCTTGAGCTCCAGCGTTTTTATTTTCCGGTTGGCCTCCGCTACATAGAAGATGCCCATCGGGACGTCCTCCACGGTGCCGTCCGAAAGGTTCAGATGGAAGCAGAGCTGTACCTCGGCATTTTCCAAGGAGTAGCGGTCGACATCGGAGAAAAGGGAAATGCCCATCTCTGCCGCATACACGCTGCCGAGCTCTATTTCCGAGGAACCGGAGCACTGCCGGGATACATAGCCGGAGCCCTTCACGATGTCCTTATTTTCAAAGGGATAGACCTTGCCGCCTGTCGTAGTAATCGTTCCCGACCAGAAAAAGGAGCGGGCATTATCCTGTATCGCTGTTTTATATTCGTCTGATACGCTGTACATCGCGCCGCTCCTTTCTGTCAGTATTCATTCAAATCAAAGCTGACCTTCCACAAGCCCTTACCGGTGGTGTCGTGGGCAAGGGAGGTCTTGAAGCCGTCGATATACATTTCCCGCGCCTCCCGGATCATCGTCTCCGTATTGAAGAACTCGACCGAGAGCTTTGGTTTTGCCCGCAAAGCTGACAGCTTCTTAAGCCATGCGGGAGAAACCTGAAAGGACACAGAGATTTTCACCACGCCGGAGCGGACGATATCCCGCTGGGTGGTTCCCGCCTCCGTCTCTCCGGAGCTGTCTGCCTCCACATCGGAGAGGGACAGGTCATAGGAGGTCGGAAGTGGCATCTCCGTGCCATCGATATTCAAATAGTGTGAAAAAGCCATCATCTGCCTCCTG